GGGGAGATAGTTCGATGGCCTCACCGTCCCAGATGTTGAGCGGGGCCATCAGATAGGGCGCTTTGAACTCAACCGTGTTTCCGACCGATCCAATCACAACTTCACGCGGATGCTCATCAGCGCTAACTGGGGTATGGATAAGCAGTATGGGCTTGCCTGCAAACGATCCGGCGGCCTTCGCAAGCTCTTTTGGATCGCGATAGAGCTTGTAAACACGCTCAGGATCGAGCCCCATCTGAGCCGCATTTGGTATTTCCTTGCCGTAATATGGGCAAATGTTTGCCTTGCTGATTGGCGTCATCTCAACGAAGAGATGTCCATCCTGATCAACACGCCGGATGCTATTGCGGTCCATGGCGATTGAATCCATGGCCTCACCATGTTCTGGCTCGCCTTCTTCCTCACGGGTCCATTTGGCAAAGCCCTGTCGCAGACAATCCCAGTCTTCCGAGCTCATATCGGCGGCGATATCCAGCCGATCGCCAAGCATCTGCTTGAAGCCGGGATGCAATGGTTCCGGTAGTTGGTTCAGCGGTGCCCAGGCATAACCACTGTGTTCATCATTCAGTTTTGGAACAAACTTCTCACCTACCGCCTGCGCATAGGTATGAAATGCCATGCCATTTGGCGTAACGCGGCTGTCCAGCAGCTTTCGCTTGCCATTTGGTACGTCGCCCACTTCCTCATCGGATTCGCGCTGTGCGGTCTGCTCTGGTGTTTCACCATCTTCGGCTACACCACCGGGCAAAGCCCAATGGCCCGCATAGTTCTCTTCGCTTGAGGACCGGCGCAGCACCAGAACATCACCATCCGGCGCTACATAAAGTGTGCCGCATGCATGCCCATTGGTGGCATCTGCCGCGATAAATTCCTCGCCGACATCTTTTGGAATGCCCAGACGCGATTTTCCCTCAGCGGCGGCATACATGGCCCGCTTCTGCTTCTCTGATACGGCTGGCATCTAAAACCCCAAGAAAAAGCCGCACATTGCGGTGAAATCAATTGTCGTTGTGATTATCGCGGTGATTGAACAGCCCACCCTCGCGGCCCCCGGTGGCATCCTCAAAGCTCAAGCGGTCATCGCCCTTAAGTGCTTTTTCAACGGATGCTATTTGGTCGGAAACCGATGTTCCTGGGACGATGTTCCCAACATTGGTAAAGGCCTGCCAGATCATTCCGGACGTGCGTGGTCCATGACGCGCAATCAATTCATGCGCGAAGTCTTGCAGATGAGAATGCATGGATTACTCCGGTTGATTTAGCTAAAGCCTTTGATGAGCGGTCGCCCAACACATCGGCAATGGATCAATTCTCCGGGTTGGATGTGCTCACCAACATCTGGATCAAGCCAACCTTCAGATATCTTGTAACGAGTCTTCTCTCGACCCGCCTTGAGGTGTGATGGCCTTGGTTCCCGCCCTCCACCTGAATGGGCCCATACAGCTTCATCCAAGCCAAGCTCTACATATCGTGCGCGGGTCATTGCCGCCGTCGCCTTGGCGTTTTGATCTTGGCTGATTAGGGCGGCACGGCGCTTCGTTATGCCCAATCGTTCCTGCAGGTCTTTCGATACTTGACCAAGATCACGGCCCGTTTGAACACCTCGCATGACAATACCCTCCACCTGAGACAGGTATTGCTCAGGGATGGATTTGATTAGCGATACATTGGCATTCACGGTGGCGTCGAGAACATCACGCATGGCTGGCGTCATCTTGAACTCTACAGTCCAGCCACCATCCTTCATGATCCTCTTGAGTGATGCGGCGGTGCGACGTTCAACAGACTGGGCGAAATACCCGGCCATTTTGCTCGCCATTTCGTCAAAGCGCTTCGTCCAGCGCAATGACAGGTCTTTCATGGACTTTCGCAGCGCTTCGGCCGGGGTCTCGTCCTGAGCGATCCTTGGGGTGTTCTGGCGATAGGTTGCCTCGATCCAGTATTGAACCGATTTGGCCATCTCATCGATCAGGACATTCAGGCGACGACGATAATCAGCTTCAATCCCGGCGTTCGGGTGTGTCGGACGGAGTGTCTTTTCCCTCGTCCTGCTTTTTCGCTGGATCGTCGGCAACATCGTTCTCCGGGGTTTCAAGACTGTCCCGGATATCACCCATTGCCTTGGTATTCTTGGCGTTGATGATATCCCATAGATCCAGTTTGATCATGATGCCATGATTTCGCGACGGAGTTGCACCCTGTGCCCATGCTCGCAACGAAACCTATCAGCTGCGATCCAAATGTCTTTTTCATTTTCCGCAGACGGATTTGATCGATAGGTATCTGTGGCTACTGAAAATGCCTTAGACAGAGTCAAAGCGCGTCGCATGTTTGGACAATCCGTAGTGAAGCCACTGCGAACGAGCGCCTTAATTGTTTGCGGTGTCGCCATGGTCATCACGCTGCCGTTGCCTTTCCGAAGAGATGATCCCCTACCGTATCATCCGATTTGCCCTTTTCGGCAAGTCCATTCATGAGATGACCACCCTTCGGCGCCAGCCCATGTTCTTCCTCATCAAGAAGGTCGGGTACGTCATCGACATCGATAAAGGCATATTTTGACCCCGGCTCATCTGCGATCCGCTTGCGGGTTTCCTCAGGAGAAATAGCGCCAGTATCAACTAGGATCTGATCTGTTTCCGCCTCGATCTTATCGACCTCAGCTTCGGACTTTTCATCGAGAGACCACAGCGGCACAAATTCGAAGTCAATGGTCTTGTCTACCTTCCCCCAAAGGGAGATCATAATCAGACCAAGCAATCTGCGAAGCTGATCCCGATAAAGATGTTCCTGGTACGCGCCGATGTAGTCGTAGAAACTGCGCATGACCCCTTCGGAGTCCGCATTCAGCCCTGCCGGCTGTATTCCCAGCAATTTCACAGTAGGGATATGGCTAACAGCTGCCATGTGCTCCTGTGACTGGGCCTGCAATTGGTCCAAGCCGCCAAGGGGCGCGGAGACGTTGGCGAATGTCTCGCTGTCCTTATTGATCATCATCAGTCCGCGGTTATCCCGCAGATTGTTGAAGAGTTCAGCGCGAGCAAAAAGCTGCTGCCCGTCAGCTTGAACGATTGTTTCCATGTCTGTTCCCAGAACAAACACAGAAAAGGCCGAAATGATGTCGTTGACGCTCTGGCGGGTCTGCAGCCAGTTATCAACATATGGTTTGGCCATCTGCGAAATCGATAGGCCGCCGAATGAATAGGTCGGCTTCAGCAGGTCCGGCACTTCGCGTCCGATGAAGGTCAGAAGCCGTGATGAATGTACCGTCTTGGCCTGTACGAACCAACTATCAGGACGATACCAATTGTCCTTTAGCGGATCATTCGAATTGTAACTGGTCGGATAGCACCATACCGCTTCAACAGTTCGCAGTGCCTTGATCGGCTTTTTCTTCATCTTGGCAACGCTGAGTTTATCCCAACCGTTGCCGATGGATTTATTCAACTCTTCTGGATCGTCGGTATCACCCGTATCAATGTAGATGTGTCCACGCCCAAAGAAACCATCCTGCTCGGTGGCCCGGCAGAACAGATCACGCACGTTCAGCCGCTTAAACTCGGCCTCAAGCTCCTTGATGCGCTCTGATTTGTCCTCGCCCTCATCTGCACTTGATGTGAACTGGATCCATTTGCGGGTCATTTCCGAAGCAATGGTTTCAGACATCACCCGATATTCTGGCCGCTGGGCAAGTTCCGACAAGTAGGCATAGCCGAGAAAGGTAATACCCTCGGTCATGTACCCAGCAGATGCAAAGCTATTCGCCCAGCTCTGGACACCATCAATGGCGTTATCCATAGCCATACCACCAGCGGGGCCAACCCCATCCGGATGCTTAGCAATAGTAAAGACCTGCGTTGGCGCGATGTTGGGCTTGATGTTGGAATTAGTAACGACGCCTTCACCAATTTTCATTGGACGCTTGGCCGGAGCGGCTTGTGTAGCAGGAGCCTCAACAGCAACCTTGCCTTTCCACCATTTCGACCAGAACGCCATTGTATTACCTTCTATATGGTTGCCCCGCTCTACGGAGAACTTCATCGCTGATGACCATGGGGCGCTTGACGTTCATCAATTGCCCGAAAGCACCAGATGAAGCGTCGACCTGATCCTTGAATGACCCGCCTGGGAACAGGCAGAGTTCATCGAGATAGTCGTCGTTCCAGCTACCTTCGAGGAGATAGACGTTCCCGGCCTCACATTGACTGGAGAAGGGCTCGGCCCTTGTGATCTTGTCGCCGGTTTCAGGTTCAGCCGATACTTTCCAGCCTGCCAGCATGGACACCATGTCCTGGGCTTGGACTTTGCCCGCCTGTCCTGGGTCTTGCGGAAGGCTAATCCGAACTTCCTTGCCATCCGTTTCAGCAACGGCGCGAATAAGGGATCGAACCCGATTACCCTCTTCCTGTGTCTTTACGGTGTGACCGACGATAAAGCGTCCGTCTGGAGCGCGGCCAATCTTTACACCCGCTGTACGGGCTGCTGTGACCTTCTTTGTCGCAGCCAAATCCCAGTGACGTACCCAAACGGTGCCTTCCGGCGCCATGTTGAGTATCTTGCCCTCGAACCACTGGCGCTTGAACAGGCCGCCTTCTCGCGGTGTCGGACGCTGCTGGTATTGGCCGGCGTAGGCATAGGAGCCCATATCCCGTTTCAGTTTTTCAACTTCGTCGCGAGGAAAGCGGACCGGATCGAGCAATTCGCCATCGTCTGACCTGGGATCAATAAAGCCGATTGGCGTCGAGCACCGTCGTTCCGGCTCAAACTCCATCGGTAGCATGACGTGGATGTATTCCATCCCGAGTTTCTTGATCACACCCGACACATCTTCGTCGTGCAACCGCTGCATGATGACAACAATTGCCGATACAGCCTGATCATTCAATCGGTTCTGCGCACCTTCACGGAAACGGCGTGTCGTGCCTGCCCTATCAACTTGGCTTTCCGCCGTTTCGGTCGAATGCGGATCGTCGATGATAAGTCGGTCGCCACGTTGTGACGTCAGAGACCCGAATGGGACGCCCTCACGCGTTCCAGTCGACGTATTCGAGAATGACATTTCGCCGGTACGATTCAGTTTAACTTCCGGCCAGAGCGACTGATACCAGTCTGACATGATCAGATCGCGGCATTTACGCGTATCGCGTTTGACCGGCGTCTCGTTGAAAGCCGTAGTCAGGTAACGCATCGACCGCAGACCGATCGACCATTCCCATGCCTGCCACATCACAGAGACGAGCAGAGACTTGGATGAACCGGGCGGGACGTTAATCAGCAGCCGGTTGGATAAACCCATGGCGAGGAATGTGCCGTGGGTAATGGCCTCCAAATGGCTACAGATTGCATCAATATGCCAGCCGTGAATATAGGGCTGTGTCGGCTCCAGCACATGCCAAGCCTCTCGCACAAACCCAGATAAGGTCTTACAGCGCGCCCGAATGCGTTCAGCGTCTTTAGATACCCGCTCCCGTTCAGCTTCGGCTTCTCTCCGCGCCCGTTCAGCCCTGATCGCTCTCATCATCGTCGCCGGATCCACTGGCAAGCGGACCGAAGAGAGCTTCGAGGCGTTCGAGGTCATCAATACTCACATTTGTAAGGTCGACCGTCTGGATGGGACCACCCTTTGGGCCAGAATGCTGAATCGCTGCAAGCTTAGGATGCATATATGGTGCCGCATCTTTTGCCAACGCCGCTGCTTGGTCCCACTCTTCGGCATCGACATGCACGTTCATAGCCTTCAGGATGACTTCCAGCGGCGTCAAACCGTGAGCGGTAGCTTGGTCAGCAATTGCGCGAGTTCGCTTTGTAGCGGCCCCTGCTTTACGCCCAGCGCCTATTCTCCTGCCACCACGCGCCACGTTTGATTACCTTTGATTGATTTCAAAAACAGACGCGCCAAATTTTTCCGCGATTGTCGCAATGATAGACGCCCGCGTTTCCTGCATCTCGTCTAGCAATTTATCATAGAAAGCTTCACCGCATAGTTCTGGTGGCAAGTCCTTACGTTTCGCTGCATAAGACAGCCACTCTGCCTTGGGTCGCACGGTCCGAATAAGGTCATCCAGTCGCTGCAGTGAAATTAAATCGGCATTTCGGATGCCAGATCCACTGTTGAGCAAATGGCTTTTCCCAATTGATCGGATTAGTTTGCGTTCCAATTCATATGCTTGATGCTCATTCAATCCGATGAAAATAGTATAAGCCTGCGGTACTACTCCTGCCTGCATCAACTTGGATAGTCCCTGGTATTTCTTTAAACCGCTGATCCTTCCAGCCCTCACGTCTCTGACGTGCTGGAACATGCGATTGTTCTTGCCTTTTCCGACATAAACAATCTCATCGGTATCGGGACGCACTAAGATGTAAACGTAGTAGCCGCTCGATGGGGGCACTGGCATCAGTTGAATATCAGCATCATGAGCGGCGAACCATGCATTACCCAATTCGGTGTATGCGCGGGCGAACGCCTCTTGCTTTCCGGTTAGTGACACTGCGATATCCTACTTCTGCCTTGACTGTGGCGGCGGAGCGCATGGATTGTGCACCTGTGGTACATCACCGGCATTGTCGCGATATTCCCAAACAAATTGGAGATACTCACTTTGGCCATATCTGACCCACCTCCAATCTCCGCGGCGCACAACATATTCTAGCCAACAGATGGTATTGTCATCTGTACGCACGGGATACCAGGCGAACCACTCATGCCATCCAGCACGTCGCAAATCGCGACCTACGAGGCTCTCAGAGGAGAATTTCATATACTGAATGCCCTCTCACCAACCGGGTTAGCCTGTTCGGTTGACGCCGGCTGATCAATTACAGGATCAATCCGTGCGTTGAGCGCAGCAAAGTCGGCATCGGACATGTGTGTTGCGTCGATCACAACGCTAATCTTTATCGGTTGTGCGGCGTTCACGGCCTCGTCAATCGCAGAGACAACTGGAGCTGCGACCCTTACTTCTGCCCACTGATATTCATCAGGTCTGCTTTCGACATCAATGGCAGGCGCGACAACATTAACGGTCGCTATCTCTTTCGCATGTGCGATCTCGGTATTCAGCACCTGGTCGAACTTTTCGACAATGGCCTTAAACTGGGCGACGCTCATTGTTTCCCGGAGCATCAGCTCCACGCCATCGAGATAACAATCGAACTGTTCGCGGTTCATGTTTTATCCTTGATTGAGCGGATGACGTACAAAGCCAATGGGCGCACGATCTTCCATCCGGTACAATTTCACGCCATCTGCATTCAGTAGGCCCGTATCGACCGGAGCGTTTTCCTGCTCAACGATTGTGCGGGGGAT